TCTTGAAGAATGAGAGAAAGGCCCTGGCCAGCGACAGCTATGAACTAAACGAAGTCATTCGTCAGTTTCCATTTACCACAGCTGAGGCCTTCCGTGACAGCGCAAAGTCGTCGGTCTTCAACGTCCAGAAGATATACGAGCAAATCCAGTACAATCAGGAGCTGTATCCAAACCCAGTGCTTGTTGGAAACTTCGTTTGGAAGGATGGGAAGCAGGACACAGAGGTATACTTCAGGCCTGACGCAAACGGAAGGTGGCGCGTTGCGTGGATGCCACCATTTGAGTTGAGAAATAAGCAGGGCCCACAAAACGATTGGCTTGGAGTAGGGGGCGTTGACTCCTACGACATTGACGCTACTGTAGATGGCCGCGGCTCTAAAGGCGCGTGCCATATTTACAACAAATTCAACCTGCAGTACCCAGCAAATATGTTTGTCGCGGAGTACGCTTCTCGGCCACCGCTTGCTAAAATCTTCTATGAGGATGTCCTTATGGCGGCCAAGTTTTACGGATATAGTTTACTAATAGAGAACAACAAGTATGGTATCGCTCGCTACTTTGAGCAGCGAGGATACGATAACTACCTGATGAATAGGCCAGAGCATTTGGGTTCTGGATATGGCGGGGGCACAAAGACAAAAGGAATCCCCTCAAACTCGCAGGACATTATCCAGGCACACGCCCAGGCTATCGAGGCATACATCCATTCTCACGTTGGACTCAACGAGGAAAGCCTTGAGTTTGGCAAGATGTATTTTGATAGAACTCTTGAGGACTGGATTAACTTCAAGGTAGATGACCGAACTGCATTTGACTTGTCAATCTCTAGTGGTTTAGCTCTGTTGGCGGCACAGGGTGCGACGGTCAAAAAAGAAAAGGCGGATTTCAATCTTAAGAAATTCTTCAGGCCTGGTCGGGTCATCTTGCGCTGAATCAAATAAGTATATTTGCATATTAGCCCGTAGTGGATATGCAAAGAGATTATACAGCAAAAGGCCAATCTACCTTCCCGGACCCGCTAGCGAGTACGGAAGAAAAAATGTCGCAAAACTATGGCCTTCAGTATGCAAAGGCTATGTATGCGCAGTGGATTGGTGTTGATTACAACAACTCACTATACGGTCGTCGGTTCAATGAAATGCAGAACAACCGCGACTACGCACAAGGAACTCAGGACACGTCAATCTACCGACAGATTCTCAGCTCACTGGACGCAAACAACGGAGACGGAACGATGCTTACGCTGGACTACACTCCAGTCCCCATCATCCCGAAGTTCGTTCGCATTGTAGTAAACAAGATTCTGTCGCGCAAGCCGTATCCTCAGGTACAGGCCGTCGACCCTCTTTCTCGCAGCGAGAAGGACAAGAAAAAGAATGTCGCCATTCTACACATTGAGAACAAAGACATTCTTCAAGAGGCCAAGGCCCTGGGTCTTCCTGTTAAAGTAGACCCAGATGCGCTACCAGACACTCCAGAAGAAACGGAAATCTTCTTGGATACCAACGTCAAGACTGATGCAGAAATTGCTGCACAGCTAGCCACGGAGATGACTCTTACGTGGAACGATTTTGACGACGCTATCTACCGCCGCTGCGTCGAGGACTTGGTTACTTGTGGCATTGCCGTAACTAAACGCACCAACGACCCGAACTACGGAATCCGCGAGCAATACGTAGACCCAGCTTACTTCATCCACAACTACACGGATGACCCCAACATGACGGAGCTGACCTACGCCGGTCACTTCCGCACGGTCACTATTATGGAGCTCAAGCGTCTGGCTGGTAATCAGTTCACGGAGGAGCAGTACCAGCAGATTGCGCAGACGGTTATGAACCGCTACGGAAACGACCCGCTTCGTTACGCTACGCAGGGCTATAACTACGAGACAATCAGTAACCGCTACCGATACGGATACGACGAGTACAAAGTCCAAATCATGGACTTTGAGTTCATGTCTGTTGACGACATCGTATTTGAGAAGAAGGAGTCCAAGTTTGGAAACATCGGTTTCTACTACAAGGGACACAACTACAACGCGCCGCAGCAGTCAGTATTTGACCGCGAGGCAGTGTACATGAAGAACGCCACCGTATACGGAGGTGTGTTTGTCATTGGGACGGAGTTGATGTTCAACTACGGAGTTCAGAAGAACATACCGAAAAACGTACACGACATCTCACGTGCTCGCCTTTCATACTCTTGCGTGGCCACGAACCTACGCGGTATGATTCCGAAGTCTATGGTGTCAAGCATCATCGGCTTTGGCGATATGCTGCAAATCACTCACTTGAAGATTCAGCAGTCAATCGCTAAGGCTAAGCCTGATGGCCTCATCATTGACATCGAGGGACTTGAGAACGTACAACTCGGACGAGGTGGTGAGCTGCAACCTTTGGAGATTCAAGACATCTACGAGCAGACTGGTGTATTCTACTACCGTTCAAAGAATCCAGAAGGCGGGTTCCAAAACCCGCCTGTCCGCGAAATCGGAAACTCTATCCGAAACATTGAGCAACTGGTTGGAATCTATAACCACTACTTGCGCATGATTCGCGATGCTACGGGAATCAATGAAGTTGTTGACGCAAGCACGCCTAAAGCAGACGCTCTTGTTGGTGTTCGCGAGCAAGCTATTGCTGCCTCTAACAACGCTACCTACGACATCACTCATGCCGCCCAGGTACTATACAAGAAGGTATGCGAGGACATCGTTAAGTGCCTTCAGGTGATTCCGCCGAAGAGCATCATCTACAAATCGTACACGAATGCTATCGGGGAAACTAACATGGCTGTCCTTACGTCGTTTGACAATCTGTCGATGTACAACTTTGGTGTCATCGTGATGGGAGAGATGGATGACCGCTCAAAGATTTACCTTGAGCAGAACATCAACATGGCCCTTTCTCAGAAGGAGATTGACCTTGAAGACGCAATCGCTATCCGACAGCTAAGAGACCCAGAGCAAGCAGAGCGTTTACTTGTCGTGCGCCGTAAGAAGCGTATGCGGCAGCGTATGGACGAGGCGGCTCAGCAGGCTCAACTACAGGCTGACTCTAATGCCCAGGCTGCCCAAGTAGCCTCTCAAGCAGAGATTCAAGCAGAGCAGATAAAGGCTCAGCTTGAAGCTCAGAAGATTCAGTTGGAGACGCAATCAAAGGCTGAACTTATGGGACTTCAGCATACATACGATATGGAGCTACAGCGCCTCAAAAACGAGGCTGTTGTGGGCTCTCAGGTCGTGCGTGGTCAGGTTCAAGAGACTACTGATATGATGAAGGAAAACCGAAAGGATGCCCGAATCAATAAGCAAGCGGAAGCCCAATCTAAGTTGATTTCTCAGCGCCAAGGAGAGGCTCCATCGTTTGAGCCCGGCCTAATGGATGCTCTAACCAATCAATAAATTTGCAATATGTCCTGTTGTACCGTAACTCCTACTGCAGTCGTAAGCATCGCCACTCGGGTTGATGTTGTCTGTTGGCGTGGAGACACATTTGTTCTTACTGCTACCATTGCTGATTCAAACGGTACCGCTGTTGACTTGAGTGTTTACACTTGGAAAATGGAGGTTCGTGAATACGACAATGGGCCGCTAGTTATTTCTAGTTCAAACATCACTGTTACTGGCACCGCTCTTGGTGTTCTTACAGTTACCATTAGTGCTACTAATATGCTCGTGACTGCGGGCACTTACGTGTACGAAATTCAAGCTACAAACCCAACACCTAACCCAGATACCGTGACTACATACTTGTATGGTCAATTCACTGTAACTCAAGATATTGCTGCAAACTAACATGGCTGGAGAAGTTGATATTACCCTACCTGGACCCCTCGTTGTAGAGATTACTAACACCGGAGTTCAACAACTCCCTGGCTCAAAAGGAGCCAAGGGAACTAAAGGCTCGTCTGGTGCCGCGTCTGCAAAAGGAGACAAGGGGAACACCGGTTCTAAAGGTCCTCAGGGAAACCAAGGTCCTGAAGGCGACAAGGGTCAAAAGGGAGCTACTGGTGGCGGTGGCGAAGGTGGACAAAAAGGAGACAAAGGAACCGCTGGTACTGCTGGAGCTAAAGGCGCTCAGGGGCCAAAAGGAGACCAGGGCCCCAAAGGAACTGCCGGAACCAATGGCGATAAGGGAGAAAAAGGTGCTGGAGACAAAGGCCAAAAAGGTCGTGATGGTGCTGCTGGACCTAAGGGAGAGCAGGGCCCTAAAGGCACTGCTGGAACCAATGGTGACAAAGGAGAGAAAGGCCTGGGAGAGAAGGGTGACAAGGGTCGCGACGGAAACAAGGGTGCTCAAGGTCCCAAAGGGGCTCAAGGTCCTGCCGGAGACAAAGGAGAGAAAGGCCTAGGTGAAAAAGGTGACAAAGGCCGTGATGGCAGCAAAGGAGCTCAGGGACCTAAGGGTGCTCAGGGTGAATTTGGCCAGAAAGGTGAAAAAGGATTCGGAGAGAAGGGCGACAAGGGTCGCGATGGCAATAAAGGAGCTCAGGGTCCCAAAGGAGCTCAAGGTCCCGCCGGAGACAAAGGAGAGAAAGGCCTTGGAGACAAGGGCGACAAAGGTCGTGATGGAAACAAGGGTGCCCAAGGTCCCAAGGGCGCTCAGGGAGAGTTTGGTCAAAAAGGAGAGAAAGGCCTTGGTGAAAAAGGCGAGAAAGGTCGTGACGGTTCTCCCGGACCTAAGGGTGACCAGGGTCCTAAGGGAACTGCAGGCACCAATGGTGATAAAGGAAATAAAGGCGAACTTGGAACCAAGGGCGATAAGGGCCGTGATGGTTCTCCCGGTCCCAAAGGTGACCAAGGACCAAAAGGTACCGCTGGAACAAATGGCGACAAGGGAAACAAAGGTGAACTTGGAACCAAGGGTGACAAGGGCCGAGACGGCTCTCCGGGTCCAAAAGGCGACCAGGGACCTAAGGGAACTGCTGGAACTAATGGAGATAAGGGCGATAAGGGAGACCTTGGAACCAAAGGAGATAAGGGCCGCGATGGAAATAAAGGCGCTCAGGGGCCAAAAGGTGACCAGGGGCCTAAGGGAGAAGTAGGACCTAAAGGAAGTACTGGAGCCCAGGGCGACAAAGGAGAAAAGGGCATCGGAGAAAAGGGCGAAAAGGGCCGCGATGGACAACTAGGTCCTAAAGGAGAGGTTGGTCCAAAAGGTGACCAGGGAACCAAAGGCTCTCAGGGAAATACAGGTCCAACTGGCGATAAAGGAACCAAAGGAGACTTTGGCGACAAAGGCGATAAGGGCCGTGATGGCAATAAGGGAGCCCAAGGTCCAAAAGGAGAGGTTGGGCCCAAGGGAGAGGTTGGTCCAAAAGGTGAAGTCGGACCAAAGGGTGACACTGGCGCAAAAGGCTCACAGGGCAACACTGGCCCAACTGGAGACAAAGGAAACAAGGGTGACTTTGGCGACAAGGGCGACAAAGGTCGTGATGGCAATAAAGGGGCTCAAGGTCCTAAGGGAGACCAGGGACCAAAGGGCGACCAGGGACCTAAGGGAGACCAGGGTCCCAAGGGAGACCAAGGAACTAAAGGTTCTCAAGGCAATACTGGTCCCGTTGGAGACAAAGGAAGTAAGGGTGAGCTTGGAGACAAAGGTCAAAAGGGCCGTGATGGTGCCACTGGACCTAAAGGAGAAATTGGACCTCAAGGTGATATCGGTCCCAAGGGAGACGTTGGCCCTAAGGGAGACCAGGGCCCCAAGGGGAATACTGGCTCAAAAGGAGAAGTAGGTCCTAAGGGAAACACTGGAGCCAAAGGAGACCAAGGCCCACAAGGCATTGAAGGCCAGAAAGGTGAAAAGGGCCGAGACGGACAGCTAGGACCCAAAGGCGATACTGGTGCTCAAGGACCCAAGGGAGACCAAGGTCCTAAAGGTGACCAAGGTTCAAAAGGCTCGCAAGGAAATACTGGTCCTACTGGCGACAAGGGCAGCAAAGGAGAACTTGGTGACAAGGGCGATAAAGGCCGCGATGGAAACAAGGGCGCTCAAGGTCCAAAAGGAGATACTGGTGCTCAAGGTGCTACTGGCCCAACCGGTCCTACTGGTCCACAAGGTGCAAAAGGAAACACTGGTGCTCAAGGTCCTATTGGACCTAGTGGTCCCACCGGTCCTCAGGGAGAAAAGGGTCAGCAAGGAGACAAGGGCGACAAAGGCCGAGAGGGACCCGGTGGGCCAATAGGTCCTACTGGCCCTACCGGGCCTCAAGGAACCAAGGGAAATACTGGTTCTCAAGGACCTATTGGCCCACAGGGTCCAACCGGACCTCAAGGAGAAAAAGGTCGTGAAGGTCAGAAGGGTGAGGCTGGGCCTACTGGTGCTCAAGGCGCTAAAGGCAATACTGGCGCACAAGGCCCTACTGGACCTACTGGTCCTACTGGTCCAACAGGTCCAACTGGTGCTCAGGGACCTAAAGGAAATACTGGTTCTCAGGGACCAACTGGACCTCAAGGAGAGAAGGGACAGCAAGGAGATAAGGGCGACAAGGGTCGCGAAGGACCCGGTGGTCCCGTAGGTCCTACTGGTCCTACTGGCGCTCAGGGACCTAAGGGTGATACTGGAGCCACTGGTCCTCAAGGTCCTATTGGTCCAACTGGTCCAACTGGTCCTCAAGGCGAGAAGGGAGACCCAGGAGATACGGGTCCTACTGGACCACAAGGCCCTCAGGGTGCTCAGGGCGCTCAAGGTCCAAAGGGCGACATTGGACCAACTGGACCAACTGGACCTATTGGACCGCTTGGCCCCACTGGCCCAACTGGTCCCCAGGGAACTAAAGGGAATACCGGAGCTCAGGGACCAACTGGACCTATTGGTCCAACTGGACCTCAGGGAGCTCAAGGTCAGAAAGGAAACATCGGAGCTCAGGGTGCAACTGGACCCACTGGTCCCACTGGACCTCAAGGTGCACAAGGAGCAAAAGGAAATACTGGTGCTCAGGGTCCTGCTGGACCAACTGGCCCCGTAGGACCTCTTGGGCCCACTGGCCCTACTGGACCTACCGGTCCTCAAGGACGTAAAGGTGAACCTGGAGCTACTGGTCCAACTGGACCTCAAGGGCCTCAGGGTCAAAAAGGTAATACCGGAGCTACTGGTCCTCAGGGGGCTACTGGTCCAACCGGTCCTGTTGGGCCTCTTGGTCCGCAGGGCCCCACTGGAGCTACTGGTCCACAAGGCCGTAAAGGAGAACCGGGTGCAACTGGACCTACTGGTCCACAGGGCCCGACCGGAGCTACTGGTCCGCAGGGGGCAAAAGGAAATACCGGTGCTCAAGGTGCTACTGGTCCTACTGGTCCCGTTGGCCCATTGGGCCCACAAGGTCCTACTGGTGCCACTGGACCTCAGGGAGCTAAAGGAAATACTGGGGCTCAAGGTCCTA